ATCCTTACAGAACTTCTCTGTAGTATCGACGAGCCAGTCAGCGTCGGGGGCCGGAGCATTGGAAGAGATTTGATTCAATGTCTCTTGAATATCTTTGAACTCAGTCTCGGTGATTCCACGTTTTTCATTCAAGTCAATCGCAAGCGTTTCTGGAGTTGGGGACGCATTATACTCCGAAAAGAACTCAACGATTTGTTCAATGATGGTCCGCTCCGCCTTGATGCTGAAATACTCAGGATCAATAAACGGAACGACCTTTCGCGCAAAGTCTTCATTACGGACTAGGTTGCGAATGATTGTGTATTCCACTCTATCCACTAAAACGTCACCTTTCGTTTGATGGTAAGATTTCCATCTTCATCTTCTGTTTCGGTTACTTCCGAGTTGTCGATCGCGGTCTGAACAATGTCCATCAGAATGTCTCCGATCAATCTCTCAAAGTCCCACTTGACTTCATCCTCAAAAGTCTGCTCCTGTAACTGTTCAGGAACAACAAGAATATCATAGACGAAGTTGGCTGTCAAATTATCATCATTCTCTTCATTTACCTGTAGTTTAACTTTACCGTACCGATAAATGACACCTTCAAATGGCTCTTCTTTCAGACGAATACACCAAGCATCTTCTGTGCCATCGAGATCAGGGACCATCTCATATCGTTCACTCACCTTGCTCATCGGTTTCCTCCTCTACGATCGCAGACCCATAACAGAACTTCGATTTACAAACGCCGTCGATCGCATCCAACACTTCCTTTGTGAAATACTTCTCCGGGTTCTTCAGGATCGTCTTGCCGAACTGGGTTGTTCCATCAGGCAGCTCAAACTTGGTTGACATCTTCTTGAACACACCAGCTTCAACAGCCAACTCAAGAAGCCCATAGTGTCGCGACAAACCACTATCGTAGCGAAGCAACACATCAATCATCATATTTTCTTTGGTCAATCGGCTCTTCTTGTTCAGACAATGAATGATGTTTCCAACAACCTCAGTCCCATCCTTCTCCTTCTTCTTAGAAAGAAACACGATGTAGTCAGAGGCATACTTCAGACCAGCGCCACCACTCATCTCCTTCGTCGAGAACATGCCCATCGTCTCGTAGGTGTGATTGGTGACGATCATCGGAACGCCAGCCTTACCGAGCTTCAACGTCAACACACGAAAGGTTGCACGAACGAGCTGCGCTCGCGTCATGTCTCGTGTCTCTTTACCTTCAGCGGTATCTTCAATCTCTTTGGTCGTCGAGAGCATTCCGAGACTATCCAAACAGAACATCATCGGAGGGCGATCCTTCTCGGCTACCTCCAGATACTTGTCGAGAATCGTAACAGCTTGATGCCGAAACTCCTGAACGGTCGCGACCGGAACAGAGATAACACGATCAGGATCAATGTCACGCTCGATCAACATCTGCTTCGTAATGGCATCCTCACTCTCAAAGTAGAAGCACGCACCTTCAGGATTGTCTTTAAGAAATTGTTTGACAATACCCAGAGTGAAAAACGTCTTACCAGTAGAACTCTCACCAGCCAGCGCGACGATCTTGTTATTTGGGATGCCACCATAAATGCTTCCGCTCAAAAGAGCATTCAGCACATACGAACCAGTATCCACCCACGCTTCAACATCACCGAACTCATTTACATCAGGATTGATCTTACTGATCGACCGTGTAATGTCTTTGAAAAAACTCATCTTTCACCAAGCTCCCTAAAATATTCAACCAATTCTTGGTATCCGCCGATCACTTCGCTTCCAGCATATACCTTAGGAACAGTCAGAGGTTGTTCCATACCTTCAAATATATTGATGAACTCATCCCGACTAAGATCATCAGGAACATTCAGCACATCAACGGGAACGTCATACGTCTTGAACAACGCTTTTGCTTTTACACAATACGGGCAGTTGTCTTTGCTGATCATCATATAGTAACTCACGAGAAGAATGCCTCCAAAGTGGATTTGCGTTCTGTTTGCCATCCAATCGTATCGAGAATGATCTTCAACGGTTCGACGAACGCCTTATCGAACTGAGTGTCATGGTCGATCACATTGCTTAGATTAAACTCAGTCGGAATGCGATCATCGGGGAATGAAATGACGGGAGCCATAGCTTCGTTTGGTTCACGAAGATGAACAAACTTGAGCTTGTCGCCATCACGAATCTCTTCATACTTCTTCGCAACACCACGCTCTTCGCGCATGTGATTATATATCAATGCTCCCTTGACATGAATCGGAGTGCTTTTCTTCCAAATGGTATCTGCTGACCGATACTTTCGCAGACCATTAACGCCACGAGGAAATGCAATCTCATCCAAAGGCAATGTCTTGAACTCCTTACGAAACGCTTCAATGAAATCAATCACATCGCTTTCAGTATGAGTCAGGATCAATCGCATCACTTTCTTGAGATTATCACGGCAAGCTGCCGGAGTCGAAGACTTGACTGCTTCCAGACCCATGATCTTCAACTTCGGCTCATCGTAGCGCACACCCTCGCTATCATGGACGTTGAGCATGTATCGCTTCTTGGCGACCCACACGCCACGATCCGCGATGACTTCTCGTTCCATATCCATCTTCTGTTCATAGGCATTCATCGTATCGGACAACTCCTGATACGACTTGTCAATGAAAGGTTGGATCTTCTTCTGGCACAGACTGTCAAGGAAATCAATGACTTTGCTTGTTTCAGGGAGATTGTCGCCGTAGAACTTATCCACTACAGGCTTGAGATTCAGATAAACCGAATCTGTGTCACCTGCGATGACGAACTGGTTGTCTTCTGTTCCACATGCTTTGTTCAGAAACTCATTCAATCGAGCCGCGATCCAACGAATAGAAAGCTGCCCGGACATGGTAATCGCTTCCGCTTGTCGCAGATCGTAGTGGCGAAAGTATTGATTCCCCAAAGCGCCATAAGCTGAGTTAAGCTGAACCTTACGAGCGAGCTGGAAGTTTTTGAACTTCGCGATCTTGTTTTCGATCGCCGCGCGTTCAGCCAGTCCACCTGCACAATCAACAAGCTCTTGCTCTGCTTCGATCATCTCTCGCTTATATTCCTTGCGCTGATTATACAACATCTGCATCATTTCAGGAAGAAACCCACGAACATCACGCCGGAATGTGTGACCATTTGCAGCAACGCACACATCCGAGTCTTTGAACGATACCTTGCGATCAATCACATCCTGAATGTCAATCTTCTCGGTATGTGAAGTCAACGTCTCCGGCGAAATGTTATACATCATAATCAAATGCGGATACAGAGACGCAAGGTCGAAGCTCACAACCCAATCGTGCATACCAGTAATGGGTTCAGCGACGTAAGCACCCGCATACTTTTCATCCTTCTTGGACTCCTTCTTTTGCGGAATGACAATGTGGCGCTCCATCAAATAATTGTGAATCATCACATCCCACATACGCACTTGCGAGAATACATCGTTGAGATTGACTTTCGCAGAGTAAGCCAGAGCATAGGCTTGCTCAATGAACTTCATCTTTGCTTCAAGCCGCTCGATAAGCTCAACGTCTTGGATGTTGTAGTCAATGAACTTCTGATAGTCATTGTCATACAAATCATGTAGAGTGCCATACTCGGAGTAATCAACCTTCTCCTGACGCAACTCGATATATGCGATATGATTCAGCTTGTAGCTCGATTGCTGCGTGAAGGTGAACTTCTTATAAAGCTCAAGATAATCGAGAATAGCAATTCCAACAAGTGTCATAGCTACTTGCTCACGACCATGAATGATCGCATTGCGCGTCGTGAAATGCCCCCACGGAGACAACTTGCGCGAGGTATCCAGATCAAACACATTCGTAATACGATTAACCAGATACGGAATATCGAAGAACTGAACATTCCATCCAGTCACAACATCCACATCCAAAGCACGCCAAGTCGCAATGAATTGTCGAAGAAGATCCTCTTCATCTTCAGCCAAGTAGAACTGAACATTCTCATGTCGAACGTCATAGTCTTTGAGGCCAAAAACGTAAAACTGCCCAGCACTCTTGAGAGAGATAGCAGTAATGGGTTGATCCGCGTCAGCGGGTTCGGCAAATCCGTTTCGCGTTTCGACCTCGATGTCCAGATACGCTACACGAATCAAATCAGCATTGTAGTCAATCGTTTTGGGAAATGCTTTGTTGATAAACTCGTATTGCGGGGGAATGTTGCCATACACATTGAAGTTAGACATTCCCTTATAGCGGTCGATGAAATCACGAGACGCTTTGATACTCTCTTGAGGTCGCGGAAGCACGAAAGTCCCATCCAACGCCTGCCATCCGGTAGGTTCGTTAGACGGGACATATAGAGTGGGCTTGAAGTTAGCACGCTGCTGAACCCGTCGCCCATTCTCGTAACCGCGATAGAGAAGTTTTCCTTTGAAGTTCTCTACGCTAGTGTAAAGTCTGTCAACCGGCATCAATCACTTTCTTGTTGTAAAATTCGAGAGTTTCATCCGAAGGTTCATAGATGAACAGAATATGATCGGCCTTTATGTCCACTTTATTGCCTTTGGCATACACGAGGATATTGCCGATGCTGACTCTCTCGTTGTTATCTTCATCCCTATAATACATCAAAGAGAAGGGATTTTCAAGTGTATAATACTCATCTCGATGAAGTTTTGACACTTTGGCAATGATCGGAGCAGACCCGCTGATAGGATGAATCACTTTCACTTCACTCATTTTCTTGCCCTCCATGATATACAAGTATCGGAAGCTGTAGCTTCGTTAGACTATCGACCCGGCCTGTTGGTGGCAAGTCATTTGCAATTTGAAAATCAATAACTGCTTGAGCAGTTTCATTACCGAACACGCCATCAACATGAACCATTCGTTTTCCATTGGAACCTAACCAATGATTTAGTTGCCGCTGAAGTTGAACAATCGCAACTCCGGTATCGAACAATTCAAGTGCAGCAGTAATATCTGTTCTGTTTCCTCCAAGCACACCATCAGCATCGAGCTTTAGATAATGCTTGTAATCAAAGACTGGGCACGATTTGTTTGATACTTCGCAATGCCCATGAAAAGTAACATTGCCGTTGTGTGCGTGATTGATCTCGTAACACAAGTGAATCAATGAATCGAGCTGAACTAAACGAAAGTCTGTCTGTCGTAATCCTGCCAAACAAATCGCAACTGATCCTGTGTTGTGCCCCTTCTGCGCTGCTGGCTTCTTTTCAATGTCTCGACCATGCCATATCTTTCCTTCAAAGTCAATGAAGTAGTGATAGCCGATCTCATCGAATCCTCTCTTACGATGCCACATATCAATCACATCAACACGAGCATGTTCAGGAAGACCAGAAGCAGAACAATGAAGGAATACTTTATTGATGATTCGTGTCTCTGGTTTTCGATAAAGCGGTGTTGTCGTCGGTGGCCGGCCATCCATAATCATATTAGTTTACTCCTGTAGAACCAAATCCTCCCGCCCGGGTTGTCTTGCGCGCAGGAGGTTCCATAATCTCTTGAGGATAGGGAGTGTAGTTTTCAACAAGCTCAGCCTGACATACACGCTCTCCATGATTAACGGTAAACTGATGATGCCCAAGATTGATGATAGGAATCTTCACTTCTTCTACATAATCAGAGTCAATCACACCTTCTGCGTTAATAAGTGTGATGCCATTCTTGATAGATAGCCCCGACCGAGGATGAAGTCTAATACTGTATCCGTCAGGAATGTCAAAGATAAGCCCGGTGCGAATCAAAAGTCTCTGCCCCGGATCAATGATGTAAGAACCGTTCGGGCAATATGCTCTAATGTCAACACAGGCTGAACCAGCGGTTGCGAGCGTGGGATGCTCGACTTCATCAAACATTCTATAATAACGCACTACTGATCCTCAAGAAATAGAATACCATCAGAGGTGAATCCTGCTGATAGAAACTTATCTATAAATTCTTCAGCGCCATCTTCAGTCCGAAACGGGCCAAATATCTTTGCGCTTGTTTCAAGATTTTCTTCTACATTTTCAAAATCTATGATATAGTAACCAGCATCTCTTTTTACAATAGAAAAGAAATCATCATCATTAATCACGCCAAATCACTCCTCAAGGTTATTAATTGCATTTCTCACTTCAACGGCCATTAGACTCATTGCCCATTTACCGTTGCGAGTATTCGGAACTTCCAACTCCTCTGCTGCCTCGACTGCGAACTTCCGGCCGCGAACACGAGAGAAAAATTGACCTTTCGCATCGCCAAATACAGGCTTTCCGACAACGTGCTTCTGATCGTAATCGGGAAAGGCGTTGCTGCGCTTAGACGTTCCGTAAAGGTATCCCTTCGTACCGAAGGGAACGCTCAGGATACTATCCTGATCGTATAGACGACCGAGCTTGATAAGATCGCGCTCAAGCTCTCCGCCATCATCACCATCAACCTTGTGATTGGCTACAAAGAATGACTCTTCTCCAACTTCGCGCTCATCCTCACTTCCGAAATTCTCCATGTAGCTACCCTTCACCTTGATTACCGAGTAACCTTTGTCGAGAAGATAGGCTAAAACTTTCTTGTTATTGGCCTTGTTCTCAGCCTTGGATCTACCACCACGCTCAGCCGTTACTGCTCCAACAGCATACTTTTGCGTTTTCTGATAAATTCGGGTAAGACTTGCTTCAAGTAGAGTTTTCATTTTTATCGTTTCCTATCGTATACTTAGACACGAGATTCCATTGTGCTTTTTCTCTATATGGCACAATTTTAATACTTCTCATTGAGAGTTTTTCTCCAACATCATCCACTAAATTCACCAGCCCCCACTCTGCGAGCAACGCAGAGATTGTATTTCTCCTTTGTGCGTCCTCATCTGTGAAGTTCGTTCGACCACTTTTGCCATCGAGAATAAACAATTCCTTGAAATGTAGTATAGCATATCTTCCACGCTTATGTAATATATGACAGGATTGATTCAGCGTCATATTCTGCTTGGATGCTATACCTATTCTCGTAAGGGTTTCTTTGATCTTTAAGAAGTTTTCGTCGTTTGGTAACGTAACTTCAACACCCAGTCCATTGAAAATATCATCGTCTGCCATTTTGTCACTCCTTCCTCGGAGTGACTATTTAGCGAATCTTACCCTTACCGCCAGTGTTGAGTTTCTGACGCAACTCTGACATTTGCTCTGGTGTGAGCAGATCGACAACTTCCATCGCACGCTGCGAAGAATATCCATACACCTGCTGAATGACCTTTACATCGTCCTCAATGTTCGCTTTGTGCCATCGACTAAATCGGCTCTTCTGACGAATGGATGTTCGCAAATAATCGAACTGGAGCTTATGGTCGATCCAATGTCTTCGGTTCATCTCATTTGCGAACAATACGGTATCCGAGAAGTAACTCAGAGTCCGATTGATCGGAAACGGAGGATACTCCTTTTCCGCGAACTCGTCTTCGTCCATCAACGGCTGCTTGCTCTTATTGATGGAGGTGAGAAAATCACCCAACTTCATCTATTCGTCTCCATGTGCCATGTAGAAACTCGTGGGCAGACATATGATCGTGAATGATCGGAATCTTATGATCTTGGGCAAACTCAAATTCAATTTGAGTGCCTGTTCCCTTCTCCCAGCCTGGTGCTAAGAATAGCATATCTGAACGAGAAATCAACACCAGATCCTTGCCAATACAGTCCTCGTACTTCATTAGCCCACGATCATATGCCCACATATCCATCTCCAGCGGGCATATAACTGCCCACCCGAGATTGGTAAACACCGCAGAGTGATACCGGAGGAGGTCGCGATTCTTTTTTTGATCCTCCTCCGGTAACTTACCACCATCACTAAATCTTCCACCAACATAGATTAGCGGCATTTGCTTGATACGTTCATCGTAGAACGACTTGTTGTAAATGTCACTCATTTCAGTGACCGTGCATTTGCTCGTGGCACTCTACATGAAGAAGCTCACAATTATCAGGAATCGTGGGCCCACCCTTTGAATGCGGAATCGGGCTGTGATGTGCTTGCATATTATCCCAATCCAATTCCTTTCCACAATGAAAACAAACTCCTTCCTGACGCTTCCACACAATCGTCTTATCACTTGCGTTAAAGTATCGTTTCCTGTGAGTAAGCGGCTTGATAGACATTGATTCCAATCCGCCATTGTTCAAAGTGTGCTTCATCACAAGGTTATACTTTGACCTCCACTCTTCCCCAAACCAACCACTCACAATCGCTCCATACTCACTTTTGCGATTCCCGGGCAAGTTGGCCTTCAACTCTTCGTGTGCTGCAAGCCATGATGAAGTATACTTACCTGAATCACGAATAATTTTCGAGATAGGCTTATCATACATTATCTCCATTCCAAGCATATGATGAATCATACCATCAAAAGTTGCAAGAGACGAAAATGACTTCAAACCATTAGGAGCTTTAGACATGACGACATAGATTTTATCTAACATATCGAGAACTTCAAGAACACATTCGTCTCTCAACTGCGCGTCACGATCCGCCAGTTTTCTCCAAAGACCTTGCGTATTATTCGGGCCTACATACAATGATCGCCGAAGATTCTTACTGTTAACAAATTCGTAGATGTTCTTGCCGTCAACCAATTTCTTCCAAGCAATAGCAAAGAGCTTAGTGGCAACAGTATCCAGCTTGTGTCTCTTAATATGTGAAGAAGTTAATCCATCTCCAGCTTGCATCGCAGCAAACAAAGGATGTTGAGCATGTCTCCCTAGTCTAGCCAACACGGGAGATTTGACCTGAGCCTTACTGCCACGAATAAGAACGCGAACAATATCACGAATTTCCACATTAAAAGAATTTAAGTATTCCTCTTCGTTGACCTTTGTTCCATCGTTGAGCTTACGGAACACAACGCCAGTCATTTCCGGCGTCAAATCCTTGTAGATTACGATGTCAATTTTATCATAATCCAAAAATCTGTCCCTATCCTCCTTGCTTAATTCACTCCACACGAGTTCTTCGTTATCAGGAGAGAAGGGAGGAGTCCACCCAACAAAACCTTCTTTGAATCGTTGAAGAGCAAGAGATCGGTGACTTCCATCAACAGCCTGATATTCTCCAGTGAATTTACCATTGTTATCATAGATTTCAGCGATAGCCATCTTATAAAGATAACCATAATTCATAACTTCTCTAATGAAATCACGTTCACGTTCAGGGCTGTTAGCCTCAGTATCTCGCTGGCCAGGAGGATGCCAATTAATATCCATAGAAAGCATTTCACGAATTGTGAGCTTTCCATCTTTCAAATTTTCAGTTCGATATTCAGAGATATAATCAGACATACTAAAGAATCCTTTCAAACAAATGGTCATACACAAAAAGTGTGTAGTCATGCTGTAAGCCTAGCTTACGTTGATTTTTTACGTTACCTGTTTTTGTTTTTTGTGAGTGCAATTCCGCCATCAACTCACCAAGTGCAAAGACTGCCTGTTGGGTATCACATCCAGCCACTCTTTCTGTGATATAGTCTCGCATCTTATTATCGAGCCATTCCCATTCAGTTTTCGTCATTGGATCGTCGAACTGAGATTTAACTGGCCACTTCACATATTTCAATGCACCCATACCCTCCTCACTTGAACTTAGCGTCCACCATTAGTTCGGTCAAACAGGCTACAAGGTTCAACTCACCATCTGCACAGAAGGCGTGCTTGTAGCTGTAGTCCGCGAGCGTAACCACAGTCTGCGGAATGCTTTCCGGTTCGATATATTCATACAATGAATCATAAATCTTACGGAAGATTCGCGTCGGGTCATTGTCGATGTTTTCAACAACCCACTTTCGCATGGACTTGAAGTCCTTCTCACGCAGGGCTCCCATCAGCGTCTTGATAGAAACATCAGCAACTTGTACCAGAATGCCAGTATCAATTTTCCCACTGACTGAATATCGTTGAAGCTCATTGATTACTCGCCTGAAATCAGGGAAGTGCTTCTTGATAAGCTCCGCGATAACTCTGCGGTCGAAGTCGATCCCCTCGCTGGTCAGAACATGCTCCATGCGAGTCATAAACTGGCTTGCAATCTGAGGCTTGTCTGCATTGTTGATACGAAAGTCGATCACACTACAGCGAGAGTGAATGGGGTCAATAATTCGATTCTTGTAGTTACAAGTAAAAACGAATCCGCAGTTTCCAGAGAACTCCTCGATGAACCCACGAAGTGCGGGCTGCGTCGAGGAAGGATTAAGATAGTCGGCCTCATCGAGGATGACCATCTTTCTCGCGCCACTGAAACTTACCGTAGAGGCAAACTGCTTGATCTTCGTTCGTAGAACATCAATCCCGCTTTCCTCTGACCCATTGATGATGATGTAGTCCGCACCAATCTGCTCGCATAAAGCACGAGCTACTGTCGTCTTGCCAGTTCCAGCAGAACCAGCCAGCAGAAGATTAGGAATATCCCCAGCCTTGAGGAATTCATCGAAAGTGGCTTTGATACTTGACGGTAGGATACATTCATCAATCGTTTTGGGTCTATACTTTTCGACCCAAAGGAACTCTTCATTGTTCAAACTCATTTAGTAGTTGATCCTGTTTATTTAGTTGAACTTTGAGTCAGCCTGCTCTACTGCAACAAAATAACGCGCAGTATTTCCGACAAACTCAGAAATTCCGTTGGTCGCAATACTCACGACGTAATCATCCTGAATGATCTTCAGGTTATCGAGCTTGAAGACCATTGAGAACGAATTGCCGGGAGAGGTAACAATCTCATCGTCTGCGAGAGCAACAGCGATCTGGTTTGATGTGCTGTTCTTTACATCGGTTGCGCGAAGCTCCACGTCTCCCTGCTCATCTCCTGCGATGACGATGTTGGGAAGCCCAAGCACATTCGCTGCCTTGAGAGCCTTCTGGAGATTTTCCTTCTTGATGACAACCTTAATGGCGGCATCAATCGTCAACTCACGATCAGGAACGGTCACGATCGTATTCGGATCAGCATAGACATACCTGACCTTGCTGTTGCCATCGGTAATGACAGCATATCCATCTTCAAACACAACATCAGGATCATTGAATAGAGAAAGAGTGCCAAGGAACTGGCTCAGATCATAAACGCAGAAGTCATCGAATGTCTCAGAGACAACTGCGCTCGCGAGCAAAGCCTTACCCGGAGAGATGGTTCGCAGAATATTTCCAGCCTTGACCTGAAGCCCGTTGTTGATCGAGGCAAAGTTCTGGAGAATGGAAATGGTTTCACTTGAAATCTTCATTATGTATTTTCCTTATCAAAGACTCTTAGAGTCGTTCTTGTATAGTATAGTTACTAAAGCACAAATGTCAACTGATCATCCGAAGATGGCATATTATCATCATCGAAATACATCAGCAGAATGGTATAGTGGAGAGCCTTGAGCAGATCCTTACGATTCTTGCCTCCTTTCTTGCCCCAGCGCGAAAGATACTTGATCGCGTTAGCCTGACAGAACGGAACAGCGATACCGATCGAATGAAACAACTCCTGAATCTGAAGTGCCTCTTTGCCACCTGCGCCGCCAACGTAATGTTGCCCGTAGGTAGATTCGATATACTCGCGAAGCTCTTGCATCAACTCGTCTTCACGAAACTTGAAATCACTCATCTGGAAAGTATTCCTCCATTGTCACAAAACGCATAGGAACTTTCAATTCCTCACACGCCTTTTCATTATGAACCCACACCTTCTGTTGGTGCGTAACAAACAAGTGCGGCCGCAACTGCTCAATCTCATAACCAACACTCAGATCATCCGGCTCAATGTCCGTAAATGGAGCGTATCGAAAATCTGCTCCGTGATTAGTAACAAGAACCGAATCCACACAATCGAGTGCTTCAAGCTGTTTGATTCGAGCATTGACACGATTGCCTCGATTGGTAACTCCCATATCAACCCGACGATCGTTGTATAGAATAACAACGAGATCATCCCCAAGCTCACTGACATAGTTCAGAAACTTGACATCAAGATCCGTGAGCCAGTCAAACTTTCCTGCTGTCGCTATCGTCTTATGCAGAATCATTCGACTTCTTTGCCTTACGTTCTTCACGACGCTTCTGAGCAGCTTCTCGTCTCCGTGCTGCTCGTGACGCAATTCCATCAGCTCGCGCAGGGGAAACAGCCGGAGGCGGAGTCAAAGGGTTCACCTTGTTTGGTAACGGTTGCCCAACCATTCCTCCGTGCGTCGCATTTGGAACCGCACTAATGGCAGGAAGATTTCCATTGAACCCATAAGCACCCTGATGCGACATCACCATCCACGGGCACATCCAAATCTTCAGCCCGATCTTTCGCGACCACTGACAGAACATATAGTCTTCGGAGAGGTAGCGGTTATGCTCATCCTCGATAACGGTATCGAAATAGCACATGATCTTTCGCTGACCATCGAAGTGTGCTGAACGATTGTGATCCGGTGTGTAAAGCAATTCAGGATATGCTTCGTTCCACTTCTCAAACACATGCCGCTGAATCATCATAAAGCCAGTTCCGCCCTCAAGCACTTCAACTGGGGTGCCAAGGTCGATCTTGTCTCCGCCTTCGACGGGATTGAATACAAAGTCTCCGACGATGTTCTCAAGCCATTGAGCGCCATACTGGTCGGTCAATCCAGACTTGACAGCAGCAACTACGCGCTCCCATGCAATGCACTTCTTCGGATACGGACCACACACAATATCATAGTCAGATCCGGGCTCTGCAATAGCAGCCAGAGCCAGAACATCCTGAGCAGCAAATCCAATGTCCGAATCAAGAAACATCAGGTGCGTACAGTCTGATCGAAGAAACTCATCGACCAAATAGTTGCGCGCACGAGTAATCAAGCTCTCATTGAACAGGTAAAAGAATCGAACATCCATACCATACTTGGCAGCTTGAGTGGCCAAGTCAGTCGAAGACTTCGCATACATGCCATGACATTGACCACCATACATCGGAGTCGCGACAAAAATCTTTCTCGTTCGCAACTCTTCAATCGAAATTTCCTTCTTCATTCAATCCTCCATAATAAAAAGGGCTCCTAGTATATAGCACACTAGAAGCCGCAAGTCACATGCCATTTCAAGTTGGCATCATAATTTTTAGATAGACGTTCTCCATCAGAATTTCTCGCACATGAAAACGAATGAGGTCGATGCCGTCGGGGGCTGTGCCGTAGTCGCTTGACAGTTTAGGTATTCTCTCTGCAATGTCTTTCGCAGCTTCAATAAGAAGTTGTTCCAGATTATCACTCAAATCCTCTATATGGTCGGGATCACCATCAGTCACCGTACAGGCGATTGAATTATTGGCAGCCATATATTCCTCCTATGAATGAAGAGTTATTTAGACATAGAGGTTGGGGCCCAAGATCGAGAAGGTGCTTTTCGCCCTTTCTGATCCTGTTTGGGCGTGATGAATGTATTCGTTTCGTAGTTCCAGATCCACTCTTCGACTGGTTCGGATTCAAACGGAACACCCAAAGTGTTCGAGGCCCTCGAAAAATCAGGATGATCATGGGACAGATCACTGCTCCAACGGAACCATAGCAAGGTAAAGATATTCGGCATTAATTCCTTGCGCTGGCGAACAGAGACTAACCAGAACTTGTCCGGGTCAACGCGGTAGAACTCTTCCCACCCCGCCCTGTCCTTAATCTTCGACCAGTCCACGTCACGGTTGGGAACGAACATGACAGCAAACGGTGATTGATCATCGTTTCTGAGCAAACGAATACCAAGCTCAGAGAACTCATCGTAATATTCCAATCGCCGCGACTCCGCGTCGGTCGGAGGTGAACTAAACCCCTTCGTGAATGCACGATCCCTGAAGTCTACTTCAAACGCCTCTATCTTTTTGTAATCGCCGCCGAACAGATCCGACACTACTATGCCTCCTCGAACAACTCGACGATACTCTCGCACTCCAGCCAATGTGCCACGAACTCATTGACATACTCTTGGCTCGCGCCAGCAAGCCGCTCCAAATGAAAATCCAAATCGTCCATCATATTCTCCGAGGGTTTGATGTAGGAAACCCTGCCCCGTAAGGGAACCCAAAACCTTACGGGGCAGGGGAGCCTGCGCGACGAGCGCGCGGCTCGTGATTAGAACGGCACCTCGCTCGACTCGCCATCGGCAGCGTCGGGAGCCGCGGACTCGAAGATCGGCTCGTCTCCGACGACCTTGTCATAGAGGTCAAGGAAGGCCTCCTTGGTCTCGCCGTCGAAGCGATTGAGCGACAACTCGACAGCCTTGCGCTTGTCGCCGAAGATGGCGAAAGCCTGGGCGATCTTCTCAAGCCGTCGAGTGGCGATCAACTCATCAACCGCACCTTCAGCGAAGGACGCGCGAGTGATGCCAGCCCAAGTCACAAGCTGCTTCGCCCACTCCTTGTCGGCAACTCCGAGCTTGCCGAGCGTCCCAGCGATGATCTTGGTCTCGACCACGGGAGCAGGGTAGTCCCACTCGAACGTGATCGCGAACCGCTCAAGGAACGCATCGTTCAGGACGTTGGTTCCAACGTAGCGACCATCGTCGGACCCCTTGCCCTTCGTATTCGCCGTCGCGACGATCGTGAAGCCATCAGCAGGAGTGATGATCTCGTTGATCTTCTTGAGAAGAACAGGCTTGCCTTCGAGGACAGGCTGGAGGCACATGATCCGATTAGACGCAAGGTCAATCTCGTCGAGGAGCAGGATCGCTCCGCGTCGCATGGCCTCGACCACGGGACCATCGAACCATCGCGTCTCGCCATCGACGAGGCGGAAGCCACCGAGGAGGTCATCCTCGTCAGTCTCGACGGTCACATTGACGCGAAACAACTCGCGACCCGAGCGAGCCGCAGCCTGCTCGACAGCGAACGTCTTGCCGTTGCCGGACATTCCGGTGATGAAGGCGGGATAGAAGAAGCCAGAATCGAAGACCTGCTTCAGATCGGAGAAGTGTCCGAACGGAACGAAGTTGTCCGACTTGGAAGGAAC